ATTTGATTTCTCAATTCTACTTCTTGTTCTTGTATTTTTACTAATTCATTACCAAGAAAACTTATCATTTCTGTGGTGCCTTTCAAACCTAATTGAACCATAAAATCAGGAAGGTTTTTAGATTCTCTGGCGATTTTACCTATTGTGTCGGATATTGTACTAAATTGAAATACGGTATCTTTATCAGCTCTCAAAGAAGAGATTGGGTTTGAATAACCAAGGTCTGCAATATTTTGTGTTTTTAACAAATCTGTGGCATATGCTGCTGTTTTAGAACCCATACCACTACCGGTGTTAGTGGTTGTATTTGTATTTGTATTGGGTGTTGATGAACTATAGGCAACATAAAGGTTGTCAATTTCTCTTTTTACCGATTGGTCGTTAAGATTCGCTCCATTATCAGATGCAACCTCAGATACAAACTCGGGGTATTTTTTAGACTGTGCAAAACCTTTAGCTTTATTTGATACAGTAAGTGCCATACTTATAAATATTATTTAGGAGCGTTTTCTAATTCAATGATGTACTCTACATAATATCTACGTATGAAAACAGGCATGGTGATAATATCACCATAACTAAAACCTTTTTTTACTAAAAATAAAATTTCATCTAACTGTCCTTTCTTATATTCCATAGAAAGGGCGAAAAAACTCAACCCCGAAGCCGATTTCAACATCGACATCTTCTCCTGACGGGGTTTTTACTGTTTTTACTAAATCTAATCCTGGTTTATTTTCTTTTACAAATTTTTTAAAATCTTGTGAATCTTTAATTGGTAATCTATCAACAAAATTGTGAATATTCATCATATCTCTATTACCCTCAACAGATTTAATCATCATTTCTAATTGTTTAGTAACAACAGGTGCAACACCTTGTCCGTTCCAACTTCGTTTTAAATCTTCTAATTCTTTTTCTTGTTTTGGTGTTAAGAATTTAAAAGTTATACGAACTTTAGATTTTTCCATAAAATAAGAATATTCACCATTTGCATCTGATTCTAAATTAAAATCTTTGAATTTTAATTCACTCATATCAACAGAAACAGTAAATTCTTTTTCGGTTTTGGAGTCTGTTAAATAAAATTTATACTCAGGACCAAACGCGGTGTTTCTTAAAAATATTAAAACAGCTTGTCTATCCTCTTCAACTATCTCATCTATTTGAATGTCCCTATCTAAAACTTTTCTTTTTAATAGTTCCTCAATCACTCCATTGGTTGCGATTAAGTTTTGTGCTGATAAGATATTTTCATCCGCAGCGGTTAGATACGCAACTTTTAATGATTTCTTTTTATTTTGATAGTGTATACCTCTTGAAGGTAATTCAACAACATCATACGCAATTGTTGGGTCTACTCTAAATTCATCCATATTTTTTTATTTTATAACTAGTATAATTTACAAAAACTTATAAAAAAAGTAAAGGTCTCCTTTTGAGAGACCTTTTATTGACAGATTTTTTATTATTTGATTAGTAAACTAATATACATCTATCCATTCTCAATGAACAAGTGATAGATGCAATATCATCTCTTGAATAGTCTAGTTCATTAAAGTTTAAGTCGGTGATAAAAGTACCTTGAAGTATCCATTTTTCAACCACAACCCCCGTTGGGTCTAACATTTCTAATTCAATGTCTTTTTTATAACCAGCGGCATAACCCATACGACCTGTAACTGATTCTGCGTGTAAACGGAACCACTCCATTAATGCCTGAGCGGCAGAAGGTCCAATAGGGTCTTTGAAGGTTACTCTTATTTCGTTCCATTCGAATCTACCGGCAACATATGTTGATGTGTTGATGAATGGAATCGCAACTGAATTAATTTTTGCACTTGGTCTAGCACTTGAGGTTACATACCATTCGTTGATACCCAATGATGAGGGAAATCTTAATATGAATCGGTTAACTCTCTTCGGTTCGTAAGGAACCGGCATTTTCATTAATAAATCTGCCATGTCAATATTTGTTTTTTATTTTTTTTATTGTTAATCTTTCTTATAAATATCCTGTATCTGAAAAAACAAAAAAAATCTTGTTCATCCCTTGATTATGTCAAAATAATTTCGTATTTTTTCCATACTAGTACTAGATGCTAGTAAATATAGAACTAGATTAAATAAACTAGAATAACTAGAATCAAATAAACTAGAACTAGAATACTGGTGCATATACTGGGTAATTTATAATTTTATTTTTTTTATATTTTAATATTTTTCTGTGGAACAAATAATATCAACGTTTCACGTGGAACATAAAATAGGGAGGGTTTCCCCTCCCCTTTTTATTAGATATTGTCAAATGATGCTCCTGTTGGTGTGATTATGAACTCAACATCGATGAATTCAAGAGCTCTTGTTGGTTTAATATAAATTTTACCTCTCAAAGTATTAGCGTCAATGTCCTCAGGGTCGTTTGAAACCGTTACACGGAATTCATATAAACCTCTTTCTCTCTTGATTGCGTCTAATATTGGGTTTACCAATCTCAAGAACTCGTTACGAACTTGTTCATCGTTTTGTTCAAATAGTAATCTAACTGCCACCGCTGAAATCAATTTTCTTGCTCTCAACAACAATCTTCTTACGTTAATTCTATCCAATGCTGATTCACGAACTTGAAGAGTTTTATTACCCCAAATTATCGTTCCTGTATCTGCGAATGTTGCGATAGGGTTAATTCGAGCTTTGTATAGGTCATCTCTTTCATCCAAAGTTAATTTCTTGAAAGCTTTGATAGAGTTAACCAAACCTCTTGAGTAACCCGCTACTGCGAACCAAGGGAAGGATACGTTATCTGTTAATGCGATATTTCTTAATACTTCACCTGTTGGTGGAAGGTATAGTTGTACTGCATTATCCACGTCTCTAACTTGAATCCAAGGCCAGTATGTTGCTGAATAGTTACTATCAATTGCAACTCCGTCCAATGCGTCTATAATTTCGTCAGAAGTACCATAGTTTGGTGGTGATATCACATAAAGTGAATCCGCTCTGTCTTCTTCAATCATATCAATTGCGTATGATGTTAAAGAACTATGGTCGTAGAAGTTAATACCCGGTGTTGAGAATATATTGATGTCAACCGCCTCAGGGTTTGCAAAAGTGTCAATACCTCGAGTATAAGCGTAGTAGTCAGAGTTTCCTGATACCGTACTAAACACCCCTCCGTTTGTGGTATTACCACTTGTGTAGGTAGTTTTACCAAAGATATAACCATCACCGTAAGTTCTTACGTTTCTGTAGATATCCCATCCATCAAATCCACCACCTGCGGCGAATGTGAATTTACGGTAGTTGATGTTTGTTAAAACGTTGTTTGCTCCACCTGTTTGACCTTCTAAATCATATGATGTAGTTAAGAAGGTAGTACCTGTGATAGTAGATGCGTTTGTTGATAAGTGGAAACCTTTAGTTGTTCCCGCAGCTCCTGTTCCTTTGAATTTAAATAAATCCCTATCGTATGTTGATTTATTAACTGGACTTGATAAACCAAAGTAAACCTTTCTCACTTTATCTCCTGAAGATAAAATAGGTGTTCCGTCCGCTTCGTATCCTGTTGTATCGCCCGCGTCATAGAATTCTGTTTTATACATTACTGAACCTAAAGTTTTAGTTCCAAATGATGTGTTGTTCACAAATCCTTTGAAACCGCCAGGGTATGCGTCAATCGGGTGGTCATTGGCCATCGATAACATAATGTATCTTGAACGTAATTCGTATTCACCATCAGATGTACCAACTTTTTTAGCCACATAACCAGGTAGGTCAGGATTCATATTACATCTTGAATATTTTTCAAGAACCACAATATTGTCGTCAGTATCGTTGAAGTCACGAACAATTAAGTCGAAGTCACCAGTGTTTACATCTATATTTATGATTGAAACTTTTACTTCAAAGTTTGCACTTTCACCATCAGATACGGTGATAACATCAAATAAATCATCAACCTCACCACCTCTAACTTCAGAAACAACAGTTGGTGTCATTGGTGTGTCCCATGAGGTTAAGAAGTTGTTACCTTCTGTTTCATATACTTCAGTTAAACTTAAACCTCTAATGTATCCTTGTTCATATGCTCTTACGAGATAATTTGGATATGATTCATAAACATAAATTGGTACTTCACTTTTTAGTTTGTCATAAACATCAACCCCAAATACTTTAGTTACATATTTTGAAGATGCGGTATCCATACTACAAGTGAATGATTTAGCACCACTTGTTGAACCTGTAACACCTACGGTAAACTCAGCTAATGGGTTTGTGGTGATACCTGTTCCTGTAATTTGGAAATTAACGTCTGTGGTTGTTTCTAAATTTAATGTTTGACCATTATAAGAACCTCTTGGTCTAAACGCTAAAACTATTTGTCCATCGTATGCGGTATTCAATGTACCGTTATATGTGTATTTGGTCACATCAAATACACTTGTACCACTATTGTAAACAAATAAGTAAGAATAAACTTCTGAACCACTTGTGTTACAAAGTACGTTGTACCATTCTTTGTTATTGTTGTTACTTGCGTTATCTAAACCTGTCAAAGGTGAAATTTCTTCAATTGATGCAGTTTGACCACTTGTTCCTGATGTTGGTACTTCACCCATAACAAACCATTGACCATGGTTTGCAGAAGTGTTACCACTAAAATTCGCAACAATGTAGTCGGTGATGTAGTTACCATCAACTGATATCTTATTAGATAATTCACTATAAATTGTACTTGCAGTAATCGTAGTGGTTGTTGCTGACATTGTTAATCCTGTGGTTGTTCCACTGAATGTACCTAAAGTCACACCACCTATTGTTTGTACACCGAATGTTTTAACTGGTTTGTAACCTGTTAAACCTAAAATTCTTGTAACAAATAATTGATTAGATTCTTCTAAATAAGATTTTGCGAAGTACGGTAACTCATATCTTGGATTGTTATTGTTGTCCTTTAGTGGACTTGTTCCCCCAAAATATGACTTGAATTCGTCAAAATTTGTTATTAATACAGGTTCAAAAGCGGGACCTTTTAAGGTTTCACCCACCAAACCTAACGTGCTCACCCCAACACTTTGTGCTACGAATGTTAAGTCTTTTTCAGATGTATATACACCCGGAGATACAAATACTCTATTTGAATTTGCCATTTTTAATTTGTTTGGTTAATTAATTTTATTTCTTTATCAATAAATATCTTTGTTTTTGGGAAAGATTTCCTTGATTTTTTTTAAAATGATACTTATAGATACTAATTTATCTTTTAGTATCGATATTTATCTTTATTATGGAAAAACCCTTTAAAAACATTAAGGTAGGTGAAAAACATCACGAAATTTTAAAAGAGTATTGTGATAAAAACGGATTGAAAATTTATAAACTAATTCATAAATGGATTGATGAAAATTGTAAATCTTCAAAACAAAATGATGGTCCTAAAAAAAAGGATATCTACGGGGATTAGTTAAAAGTCGAACCCGTTGTAAAAGTGTATTCGTATTTTGACCTCCCTATCGTATCGATATTAACATCTTTAAATGATGTTGTACCTGATAACTGATTGTAATTTTCTGTAATAGTATATTCGGTCGTTCCCGATAATTGATTTCTCTCAATGAATAATCTTACAGATTGCGTAATTGGGGTCCCTGTTGTAACTAAAGAATCGGTAAAAGTAATTTCTACAGTCTTATCAACTTTATATTGTGATGTTGCGGTGTAGTTTGCAATAATTGACCCATTAGTGTATTCACTTTGTATTGTGATATTATTGGTTTTTCTCTTAACAGGATATATTGTTCTCAAATCAGGTTCAACCATTGTGATACTCCTATTGATTGCTGGTGAAACTTCAAATTCTTCATCATCAATTAAAAACCCTAACATGGTAAACCCATAATTTTGAATATAGAATCTTCTACCATCGAGTGTATCCATTGGTGTGTTATCCTCAATTCTATCCATTACAATTGGAATGTAATGACCTTTAACTCGTGTATACGCTTGTCTTGATGAGAATTTTTGTAAAACTCTTTGATTGAATTTATTTATGTCCCTAAATTTTGTACATACAATTGTTACGTCAAAACTTATGTCTACCGCTATAGGTTGTGGTATTTTATAAATGTCCGCACCCATTTGATTCCCATCCCAAGTAGGTACTGACGCATAGAAAAAATCTCTTCTATCTGGTATGGTTCTTTGTATGGATGGATTAGTACCCAATTGTACATCGGGTTTTCTAACAACGGCAATAAAAGGTAATTTTAGATTACCATCTTCATCACTAAAAGACCAATTATTAGTATACTCCGACCATCTTTGAATTGTTAAAATTTTAGGAATCATTGGGATTTGTTCACCATCAGAAATTACTTTAAAATTTTCTTTAACAAATTCTAACATACCCAAGTCAAGGTCATCGTGCAATATTGAATCAGGAAGAAAGGTATCAGATTTAATAATTTCTTCTAATAACTCTTTTCGTCTTCCTGTTATTGCAGGACCATCAGTGTTTTGGTTAACACCGTATACTTTGATATCATTTTTTCTTTTAGGTAATCCCATAATTAAATTCCTCTAAATTCGGATTCTTGAGCAATAGCACAAGTAATTGTTCTGTAATGAGGTCTAAATCCAAACATATTGTGTTTATTATCTGAAGTTACTTTACCATCATTAACAACGGTGTAGTATCTAATTTTATCTTCAGATTCATGATAACCGATAAAATCACCATATCTGATGTCAATATCCATTTCTTCCAAATGTTTGATGTAGACAGAAACAGTCATATTACCAGGTTCCAAATACCTATTTACACCTTTTGTATATGAAGCGTTTTTCGGTTCTTCAATTTTAACTAAACCAAAAAATTCAGTCGGAGGTAAGAATTTGATTTGGTCCTTACCAACCTCTCCGTAAACATCATCCGTGTCGGTCTTCTGTCTATCAACCCTAAATAGAACTAATTTCATACCCAAATCACCATGCAAGTATTCTTCCCCTAACTGAACATTTAAATCAAAATCAGTTTGAGAGAAAAATTTACTTAATCTTGTTATAGGTAGTTTATTACTCATTTATTATAAATAGTTCATTTATTGATTCTATTTTGGTATATTTAAGTTATTGTATGCATAATAAGGTTCCTGAAATAGAGGCGAGGGAAATTTTATCTACTTACGAAGGTTTTAACAACCAATTAATCGAGTGGAAAAGAAAATTAATTGAATTAAAAGGTTTTCAATTAACAAGACCCCAAGCCGAGTATGTTTTAAAGTACCACGAGGTTGTTCCCCGTGTTGCTAAAAAATATATTAATATTGTTGAGGGGTTTGGCGAAAAACTTATGGAATCTAAACACCTAACAAAACCACCTGAAAAAATTTGGTGTGAAAAATTGTTATGTGAAAGTGAAATGGCATACCATATATGGGGTAAAGTTTTTGAAACTGAAAAAAATTACTCTATGTGGTTACCCAAATCCGCAATAATTCAAGAGGAAAAAAAATTAAACAGGGAGGTTGATTATTCTCCATATGATAAAAGACCACCGTTACCCCATCAAAAAGTTGCAATTGAAAAGTTATTGGCTAATGATAAATTCATTTTGGCTGATGATATGGGATTAGGAAAAACCACATCCGCAATTATTGCATCTTTAGAAAGTGGCGCAAAAAAGATTTTGATAATATGTCCCGCATCGTTAAAAATAAATTGGCAGAGAGAAATTGAAAACTACTCAAATAGAAAAACATTAATTGTTGAGGGACGTAAATGGGGGTCAACTTTTGATTATTACATTATCAACTATGATATTGTAAAAAATTACCATTCAACAGAAACACCCGAAATTGGTCAGGAAAATAACAATTCAATTATTAATGAAAAATTTGATTTAGCGATTGTTGACGAAGCTCATTACATTTCAAACACCACGGCACAACGAACTAAATTAATTAACGATATTTTAAAAAACATACCGAAAGTTTGGTTACTTACAGGTACGCCAATGACATCAAAACCAATTAATTATTATAATCTTTTGAGAATAGTTAATTCAAATGTCACATTAAATTGGCAGGGTTATGTTAGAAGGTATTGTGGTGGATATCAATTTACTGTAAACAAAAAGAAAATTTGGAACACAGGTGGTGCAACTAATTTAGACGAACTTAGAATGAGAACTAAAAATCTTGTTTTAAGAAGAATGAAAACTGATATATTG